TTAAATTTATCGTTGTTTAGGGTTCCCCAACCCCGAAAGACATTCCCCGCAGATTGCCTTTCCCTTTTAGGATTACAAGTATCGTATCTAGTTGCTGTTTTATATGTAGTGGAAAAAAGCGAATACAGGCAAAAAAAAGCAATTATAGCGAAGGAGGAGAGCGCGAGAGGAGGAAACAAAGCAAATATTAAGTAAAAGATACACCAATTACATATGATTGAACAGTATTATCCATTATTTGTTATGGTTTCGATTATATGTGCTAGCGTTGGCGCTTTTGGTGTTACCAGGAATTTTTCTCGAAGTTCACCAATTTCTAACAAAATCAAAAGACAATATGATATGTATATTTCAGATCTGGAAGCAACCAACAAACGTCTCACAGGTAAAGTCAATCAACATAAGAAAGGAATATCAATTTCAGCAGATGAAGCAGATGATCCCTTTAGTGCAATAAGTGCGGTAATAGATCAGATAGCTCCACAGCTACCCGCCTCAATTAGGCCATTACTAAAGAATAAAAAGGCACTTGATTTTATAGGTAATTATGTACAGTCAAACCCAGACGCAATTAAATCAATTGTGGAAAAATTCGTCAGCAAACAAGGGAACAATGCTAAACCCCAGGAAGCAGCTGATCAATCAACCTTGTAAGACTTGTGAAGATACTGAATTCCCTTTTGCACCAACTGGCCAAGTATTAACTAATGATGTTGGATCAAGCGGTAAAGAACAATTCTTTCTTGCAGATTGTCCAACGTGTAAAGGCCAAAAGTTTATTTATGCCGACTAATTTCTTATAGAGCTATGGTAGTTTTCAAATCAATTACAAAACTTATTCCTCTCGCTCTTGCGGGTATTGCAGTATTTGCATTAGCTAATGTTATTCGAGATCCAAGCGGGGCTTCACGTTCTGCTGGTGCATTAGGCCAAACCTTTGGCGCTTTTGGTTCAGGTTTATCTTCAGTTGGCACGGGTATTGGTGATTTACTTGGTGGTATTGGTGGAGGTTCTGCCAGATTATTAGATCCGTTATTTCGTGCTAAAGAATTATTTGATTTTGGAGGAGATCCAGTAGCTGCAGTAGAAAGCAGCCAAACAAGATCAAGTACATCAATCCAGGATCCAGTAGTTAATACAGCAGGCCCTAACTTATCACCAGCTTCTCAAACAGTTACGTTTAATAGAAATTTAGCAGGAGGCGGCTTTACAGCCAGTAGTTTCTTCTAATGGCAGCCAAAAGAACAAAAGCGCAAAAAGCCGCAACTGCTAAACTTGTAAAATTTAACAAACAAAAAGCTAAAGGTAAAAAATCAAATGGTAAACCAAAAACTAAAACTAGAACAAAAATAGTAACTAAAATTAAAACAGTAGTTAAAAGAAAAACTAATAAGGGTGGCAAAAAATCACCTGGTGTGAAGACATCATTAAAATCTATAACTGGATCTAAAACTTTGCAAAAAGTCGCACTTGGCGTGGGTGGAGGCATAATTGCCACAGCACTCGTGAACAGGTTTATGCCATCATCAGGAATTTCCAAATTCGCAGCACCAATAGCTGCAATTTCTTTGGGAGGAATTGAGGGGTTGATCGGACAGTTTGCATTAAACATGTTTAGTACTCCAGGAGGCAATAGTAATGTCCAACCGCAAATGGAGGCACTTTAGAAATGGGAGTTCCGATTATGCGACAATACACTCGAGCAGCTCCGGCAGCAATCAACGTTTTTGCATTAGCAACTGACGACGTCACCGGGCTAAGCGTGCAACAATTGAATAAAGATAATTCCCTGGTTGATTTTGTAAATGCGGTTAACCCTGCAGGTACAGCACAATATCAAACTAGATTATTCATTAATAATCTTGAGGCCGGGCCAACTTTCTTCTCAAGTAATTCAAATTCAGGATCGGCCGGACGTACAATACCAGGCCCATTGCCGATATCCGTACAAGGAAATTCTGGAGGTAAACAATTGAGTTATTCAACAGCACAAACAATACTCGGTGGAGGTGTAGCCGCTTATCAATTCATCATAAAGTATGCAAATCTGTTTTAGGTGGTTTAAAAAATGCCTACAAATATTCAAGGATTTGAAGTTCTTACACGTCCGAAAGACACGAGCATAGAATCCTTTCCCGTTTTTATTACTATTCCGCAAGGAACTACCAGGATCATAACATTCCCTACAGAATTTAATGCAATTGCAATAGGCTTACAAATAGAAAACTTTGATGGAGCTAATGCCGCAAGTTATAGAATTAACAGTTCAACAAACCCATTAAGTAATTTACCAGCTTCAAACTTTAGAGGTTTTTCAGATATGAACATTGTTAGTGTAGAGGTTACAACCGGCGCCGCTGGAGCTTGTTTAATATCCGGTCAAATGGCCGCACTACCTAAACCGACACTTCCGGAGCTTGGAACATTATAGGATTTTCTGGCGGCGGAAATTCAACGGTTGTTACAGCACATAAACACACAAATAATTTAGGAGATGGCTCAAGTCTTAACAATACAAGTTTAATTAATGATACTCCTATATTTTCTCAAATGGTGGCTTTAGGATAATGCATATAATTAACTCGATTAAAAAAGCACGTTGGGAATCTATTCCCTGTAAGTGTGGTAAAGAGGTAATGGATTCTTTCCCGATCAAAGAATGTCTTTCTTGCAAGTTTAACCAAGCTTGGTTATCAGTTCCACAAAAAGACTTTACAGTTAATGATCATATTATTGATAAAAACGGAAAGGTAACTAAAAAACAAACTAAAACTGTAAAAGAAATTAGTTTGGTTCGTGGTGATAGATTTGAAGATGTAATAGGGTGGAGTTGGACTTAGATATGGTAGTTGGTGACGTTGTTAATGCCGTAGTTGCAAATGTGACAGTTTTTGCATTTAGGCCAGCTGTAGGAGTTAGCGTGGTTGTGACATCATTAATGGCAGAAGCTTCAACCGCTCCAGAATATATGTCCTTAACTGATGGTGTAAATATTGGTTTTGTGGACATTGGAACCAGCCTAAATTTTGGTAGAATGGCAAGTACAAAATTTATGATTGATAACAATGTTTGGATAACTTTTAAAACCGCAGGATTAGGCGGTAGTTTTTCAGGATTACAAATTCAATAAAAACAAAAAATAAAGGGGGGTTAACAATAGTAAGCTTTTACATGCTTACAAATTGTCAATCCACCAGGATTTCCTAATTCTAAAAGGTTGACATTACCCGCTGATCCACTTTCACCATCAAAGCCTGATTCACTTTCACCTTTGTTTATTTTCCATTTTCTATTGCATGGTTTACAAAGTACTAAATGTTCGATCATTAAGTCCACCTTTCACCACAAAAACAACAAATGGCCCGGCCTCTTGGATCACAATGTGAGATCAACCAGGTGTGGCCAATACTAAAACTATTGCTGCCTTTTCTACATCTATTTTTTAATCGTGTTCTTTTAATTTTTGGTATGCCGCTCATGCTTCAATACCTATCTTTCTTGCCAAACTTAACACACTAGCCATGATTGCTTCATCAGCGGTTTCCATGTGTTGTTTTGATCTAACTTGTTCTACTAAAGCCCAAAAGCTAACCGTCATGGTTAGAGTTTTGTGGACTTTGATCTCTTTTGTTTTTTTAAATTGTTGTACCATGTAAAGTCATAACAAAGTTTCTATTTAAATTAATACACACACACACTTCATATTTTAAGACTATATTCCCCCAAACAACTCTCTCTTAAATTTATCGTTGTTTAGGGTTCCCCAACCCCGAAAGACATTCCCCGCAGATTGCCTTTCCCTTTTAGGATTACAAGTATCGTATCTAGTTGCTGTTTTATATGTAGTGGAAAAAAGCGAATAC